CCGGGGGAGGAAACCATCTGCCCCGACATTGGGTCATTTTCTTCGTCGTCACCAGCAAAAGCCAAGATGCCGCCGCCCGCTGCGCGAACCATGTTTTTAGACATCTCTGGAGTAACTGCGCTGGCCAAACCATTACGCATAGAAGCACGGAACGCCATCTCTTGTTGGATAGCCTGTACTGTCTCCATATCTCGCCGTGCGGCAGCAGCCTCAAGCGCTGCCTGTAATCCTTGGTCAGACTTAATGTCGCCAACAATTTTTTCCACGTTGTCTGAATTAGTAACAGAACCTTTATCGCCAGCGTAAGTGTTAACCGAGCCGCCGTCGGCGTAACTCTGCATCAAGCCACCCCCCGCAGCTTTTGCTAGCGAAGCAATACCAGCCGCGCCGAGGCCCAGACCCGTAAGGTTTTGAATCGCCGTAGGGGGAGCTTGGTACAGCTGTTGGTTAGTCTGCTGACCGAGTGGCTGGCCACGGATAAGGTCAGACATGTAGCTGAGTTGTTTGTATGGCTGGTTCTGTTGGTTGAGGAACTCTTGGTAACCAACATCCAATTCTTTTTGACGCTGGGCTTGTTGCTGCCCACCCAAGGTAGCCATTTGTTGTAAGCCAGTGTTGTACTGACCAGTCGCGCCGCTAAACGCGTCTTGCAGCCCCTTAGCCGTAATAGCTTGGTTGGCCGAGTTACGAGCACGTTCATTTTCCGCCTGCATGATGGCTTGACGACCGCCGCCAAAAGCGCCTTGTTGAGTAGCCTTCGCCTGCTCGTTTGCCGCTGAAATGTCGTAACCACGGTTGGATGCAGCAATCTGGTTATCAATAACGTTCTGCATGTACGGAGACATGTACTGGCCGACAGTGTTTTGGAAGCCTTGTGGCCCTGCGCCAGCAAAAGCTTGATTTTGCAAGTCGTTGAAACCAGCCGTGCGTTCGCCGCCGTAAGTCTGGTACGGGTTTTGACCAAGGTCAGTTAAGGCTTGGCCTTTTGACAGTACGTCTTTAGCGTAGCCACGCGCCCATTCGGGCAGCTCCGCTGTTGTTTGCTGCGTTGTATTTGCTGGGGCTGGAGCTGGACTAGAACCGCACATAGGTCACCTCAAAATTCATAAATCATTTGCGTAGCCATCTCTTTGAAGCCCATTCGCTTCCAGAGTTTAGCTACACGTAAGTCGGTCATCGCCGACACCATAAGCCGCTTCACACCACGTGAGCGTAGCTCTTCAACTACACATTGGACCAGCTTTTTGCCGATTCCGTTGCGGTGCTCTTTCAGGACAAACACCGTGTCTTCTTGACAAATCAAGTCATGGTTGTGCATGTCATTGGTCAGATACACATTGCTGTACCCAACCGCAACGCCATCAAAACGCACCACAAAATTTAACAACCATCCGCCATCACACGCCTCACCGTACTTATCCAATCGTGGGTTGTACGGGCTGTAGATTACACCTTGTTCCGCAAGTCGTGAAGTCATTTCAGCGTAGTGCTGACGGTACAGAGGCTCTAGCTCTATGTACGTTTGTTTGAACTTCTCTAGTGCAATGGTGTAGCTCATGCTGGCAGGTGTTTATACGATTTGGTGTCCTTGGCAACTTTCCCTTTACCCACGGTCTTACCGCGAGACTTCTGAACTCTGTCCATCATGGCATATAGTTTACGCGCACCAGCCTCAGTAGAGCCGTTGCCGATCTCAGACACGATACGTGCGGGCACAACAAATTCACCGTCGGCCAGTCGAGCAGGCTGTTTACGACCAATCACCGCAGGGATGGAATCCGAGACGCCATCACCGGGGCCACGAAGCAGTCGGCCACCATCAGAATAGCTACCAAGGTGCGAGGCTGCATCGGAAATACCACCGCCACCAGCCGCGTTAACTGTGTACTGCTTAGTCTTGGGGTCAAATGTGTAGCCCGTGCCAGTATCTCCGCCAGTGCTTTCGAACCCGCCTTGAGCTTTCATCTTGTCAATCATCTCGGCAATGCCACCCATACCCATGCGAAGCACGGACTCACCGGGGTAACCATAGTTATCAACATCGCCGCCGTCGGCGAAACCGTAACGTCGTTTGGCTTCATCACCGCTAATCTGTGTGTAGCTTGGGCTTGCTGTGCGTCCGGGGATTGACGGGTCGTAGCCAGACTCATACCCAAGTCGTTGGCCCATATCGGAGTCAACGTTAGCCTTTTCTGGGTTATATGGTGCAGGGGTCAACTCTTCAGAAATAGCTGGCGCTGCGGCATACGCCATGAGCTTAGGGTTCTTCTCAGCATTTGCAACAATCTGGTCAAACGTGCCTGTGGGTTTAGGTGCGCCCATATTGACTGGACTAGAACCGGGACCGCCGAGGTCAATACCGCTCAAGGCATTTGGGTCGTTAGGTGTAGCAAATTGCGTTGGTGTTACTACGGGCTGCGAGGAAACACCTGTTTGCCCCATATCCGACAACATTTCGTAGCCGGGGGTAGTTGGGCCGCTCAACTGCGGGATAGTGTTTGTAGACGTAGCAGCGTATGGAGTGTCAACGATTGGGCCAAGTTCAGCGCTTGTTGATAGAGGTGAAGGGCCGACTACGGGGGTTGCTGTAACACCGGGTGTAGCGACCACATCTGTTACAGGCACTCCACCAGCACCGGGGCCAGTAATACTACTACTACCAGCGGCGATACCTTCACCCAAACCTGCGCCACCATAAGCGCCGAGACCAGCAATCAAACCTTGCTTTAAGCTGCCTGTACCAATAGCCGTGGCTCCGCCAACCATTAGGCCAGCACCCATAGCTGAAGACGCAATACCCATACCGGCTGGGCCAAGAGCAAGACCAGCAGCAATAGGGATCAGGGACTTAAGGCTAAACGCTTCGGGCAACCCAGTGTGCGGGTTGGTAGTTAACGAAGCCCCATTCTGTTTAGCGATAGCTTGCAGGCCAGCAACCTCGCCTTTTGTCATGTGGACAAGCGTTGTGTCGCCGTTACGGCCTTTAGATGCAAGATGTTGTGCGGCTGCGTGTAGGCTCATGGTTGCCTCATGTATTGTGGGTTGAACATATTATGCCTTGATGCGCAAGGGATAGCTAGAGGCTGCGCCGCCTGACGTGTCGTAATACACATCCCCCGAACGCAAGTTTGCAAAGTCGGCCTGAGTGGGCAAACTAATGACAGTACTGCCCGCATTTGCGGGGTCTGGTTGGCTAAGCGCCAGCGCTGTAATTACGCGGATAGTTCCAACGTCTTGGGACGAAGCCCGAATGGGGCCGTTGTTTGTCAGTTGGTTAAAGAAAAGCCGCAACACGTTGTTGAGCTGGTCCATGTACTGCCGATCTGGAACTTCAGGTGACAGTGGTAAGTTGGGGGCTGTTGTATTTACTTGTGCCATTAGCGTCGTCCGTCTGGTTTGATGTCAATACGCGGGGAGCCTAGCTGCCATGCTGAGTCCAACTGATTGTTGGTAATCTTAAATGCCATCTGACGCCCACGCACTCGGACATAGACTTGCCCAGTAAATTTCTCAATCGGGACTGATGAAGTACGCACTACGTCTCCGTAGTTAATTCCACCTTCAGACGTTGGGTTGTTGTAGCCAGACCCAGAGTTTTGCAACGGATACAGATACATAGTGGCGGCAGGGTTAGCTGTCGTAGACCCACGGAACGTAATATCGGGCAAGATGCGCCACACAAAACCAAAGTTGTGCCCATCACCAATGTCGAATTCAGACGAGGTAATAAACGAGTCAATTGCCACAGGGGTGCCGGTAGCGTTGTCGTTCAGCCCATCTTCGTGCGTTACAAGGTTGTTGATGTAGGTAGCCGCAATAGGAAAATCGTTCAAGCCTGAGTCAAGCCACGCGCTTCGAGACATGCTGCCGTAATACCAAATGTCTTCCGCGTAGTTGTAGACCACATACTTGTCAACGGCAGTCGCGTTAGATGAGCAGTAGAACCACCAGACTTCGTTAAAGCCTTCGTTCGTACCAGCAAAAACTTGGTCGTAGTCAAATATGTTGATGTTGCTGAAGATGTACTGGCGCAAATCACAGCGTAAAGTCTGCACGCGGCCATCGTATTTATAAAACTTATCAACGCCCATCCAATATGTAATACCAGATGCAACCGCCACGGCGTTCTGACTAATTATGGATACGTTGTCCCCCAACAACTGAGAGCCCCACACATAAGGAGAGCCAAGGTACTGCATGGAGTACAGAGACGTGTCCGTCCACACCAAAATTTCTTGGCGGGTTTGTAAGTACGTGATGATCTCGGAGCCGTGCGATAGACGGATGCTACCTGCTTGGTTTGTAATAGCAGGGTCCCAGACAGTTGGGTCTTCTTGGTCAGACCAGCGAATCAACATTCTGTCTTGGTTAATACTGCCGTAGTCATCGCAGCCAAAGGCAAACACAAACCGGCTTGCGTCGGAAACAGCAATAGCGTTCTGTACGGTAGGTGCCTCGGCATCTCCAATAGTGCTCAGCGCAACGCCACGGGTAGTCACGCCAGAAGCTGCCGTCCAGTAGTAAAGCCCGCCACCGCGAGGGCCAAATACTAAGTTCTCACCAAAGTTAGCTTGAGTCCAAAGACGCAGAGGGTCCGAAGATGTTTCGCCATTACCCCAAGTACCATTACCCCATGCAGACGCGCCCCAACCACTGATAGGCGTAGCTTCGGCAGGGCCGGTATTGATCTGATATGCCGCAGTGACAGTTCCGCCGCCGGGAGAGCCTGAAACATCCGTAGCGTTTGCCGTAGCTGTTGCAGTGATTCTGTACGTGTTCAAATCAACAAAGTCAATCTGATACTCTTGGTTCAGTACCGCAGCCGTAATGTCGCCGCCCAAGCCCGTAGCACCAGAGAACGTAACAAAGTCCCCGTCAATAGCACCATGCGCCGTATCTGTAACCGTGATGATATTTGAACCATTGGTGGCTGCAAACGGGTTGGTCAGCGTAGCTGTGCCACGGATGGGGGTGATGTCGTAGTACGCGCCGCCGCGCTGGATATAGAACTTCAGGTTAGTGCCTACACCCATGAGCTTGACGCCATCTACCGTAGACCATGCCCATAACGAACGGCAAACACCTAAGTATGTATCGGTAGATACACGGTTCCAACCACCAATTTTTTCGGGCGTGCCTTGGCGAAACCGAATCTTGTCACCGTCATACCAACCGCCCTCTGTGGTGTAGCGGGTATTTTCGCGGTTTACACCGGGTTTAAAGAGGATTTTCTGTAAAGGCATGGCGGCATTTTCTCAGCAATATGTCAGGCGTGCAAGCCGGGCAGGTACACAGTTTTGCCGTCTTGTTTAACCGCAGTCAATGTCTGGCACTTCAGGTTTGCTGGGTCGTAGGACACATGCACCCAACCGCTATCGGGTATACCCTGTGTGTAGAACTCCAGAATGACCTGTGTGAACTTGTAGTTCTTGGCAATGTAGTCGGCGAGCTCGTGGTTCGGCACACCGGGTATCTCAATATCAGCAGCCATACCGAGGCAGTGGTCAGATGTTTTAGACCCGCCGACCTTGGCGTTGACTTCTGGGTGACGAAAGCCTGAGTTGACTTTGACGCCCTTACCGTAGTGGTCACGGACTTTTTGCAGGACTTCGCCAGCCAGCGTGGTTAGGTTTGCAATCTCAGCAGGGCCGGGTTCGTTGGGCATATCCAGACGCAAGGCTGTCTCACTCTTGGTGAGTTCGTGCAGGGAGAAGTTGGCTGTGAGCTGTGTCATTTGCTGCCCTTAATCTTCATGATGTTCTCAATCGTCTTGCCGCCAAAGTATGCGGTCATGACCAGCATGCCCCATTGACCTAATAGGTTAACGTATGACTCGTTGACTTGATGCCCGAACGCAGACATGAGCGCAAATAGGTTGTAGGTGGTCAAAAGGTAGATCAATGTTCCGGGGCGGATGTTTTTATTTAGCCAGCCTTCAGACTGGTTGTCAGACTGCCAACGCTCAGTGACGTTGTTGTCTTCGTTCTTTTGCGCGTCCATCGCGACTTTGGTCATCTCTAGCTCTAGCTCGGCTATCTTTTGTGCGGCTGCGGGGTCACCTGCGATGGCTTTGGCTACTGCTTCTACGCTATCTCCCACACCAAGTCGATTAGCAATGGCAGATACGGCAGCGCCGCCAAGAGGACCAGCAACAGCAGTTGCGAGAGTAGGAGCAATACCCTTGAGCAGATTGAGTAGATCATTCATCGTCTTTCCTTTCAAACATTTTTAACTTGCGATGCTTTTCTTCAAGCCGAGCAATCATCGCGTCCATCTCTTTAATTTGTTTGTTCATGTGGATGATGGCAACGGACATACCCATCAAGCAAAATATGATGAGCGTGACGATTGCTACCCAAAACCAAAATTCTTTCATAGAACGAAATACAGTCCAATCAGTTCTAACATTACGATTACTACCACCACTGCGTACATCAGTTTGGCTACCAGAATTTTCTCGCGGTGTTCGTGTTGCCATGCTGTGTCTCGCTCTTTCTTGAGTTTCAACTCACGGGCAACTTCTTGCTCCTCAACAATTTCCTCTTGCTTGGCCAAAAACTCTTGGTACATCGCACCCAACCCCAGTGACTCGGGCGTACCGTAGATCATAGACTGCTTCAGTTGCGCCGACAGTTGTTTCATTTGCCACTGGATTTCAATTCGGTCGATGGCACTGTCGGCTACCTTCTCGGTTATGAGGGCTTCTTCTTCGAGCTCGCGGCAGTGGATTTTAAGTTGGCGAACGGCTTCGAAGTAGACCTTGAGGTTTTCGCAGATGTCGTGGACGGCTCTGGCTTGGAACTCTTCGTAGCTGAGCTCGGGCTCCGGGGTTTTCTTACTGCTTTTGGTTTGTGGAGCGGCTGTGAGTGGCAAGACTGGTTGTGGAGTCTGGATGGGCTTAGAGCCTCCACTAGGTTTCGGAGGCGCTCCAAATAGACCTTTGACCCAGCCCCAGAGTCCAGTAACTTCTGCGTAAATTGCTTTAGCGTCAGCCACGCCGCCTTCGACTTGCTTTTTAAACTTGCCAATTTCAGCTTTGCCTTCTGAGAGCATTTGACAGCCAGCGCGGATAGCACTGACCGCACTCTGAGCCATGAGCAATAGAGAGATTGGGTCCACATCCGCTTAGCCTTGCAGCGCAGCGATCAAAGTAGGTACGTCAGTAGCGGCAGCAATAGCAGCTTCTTTGGCAGTGCAGTCGGCCACGATCTTGGCACGCTCAGCAACCGCGTCGGCGGGAATAGCCACATCGCGTTCCATCTTGCGAATCACCATCCAGTCGGTAGCAGCCAAGGCAGAGCCAGCGGCTTGCTTTGTTTGGGCAATGAAGGTTGACTTCAAGCCTTTGGTCACGAGGCGCTCGGCGGTGTCAACCATTGCTGGCTCGCCATCGACTTCACCCAGTTCTTTGACGTACACAGGGTTGCCGTTTTCATCAACTGCATCCACATCTTCCAACGCTTTTGGCGTGGCTTGGTACGAGGTTTCTATGGTGCTGTTGACTTCGTTGACGCGGTAGCTTGCGCCATCCACCCAGTAGAAGCGGTCGTCGGCACGGGGGCCGTCGATGATCTCCCACACACCAGCTTCCAGCTTTTCGGCAGGGGTGCTGTTGCGCAGAAACGCGCTTGAGTAGGTCTTCTCACCAACGGTGAACGGAACGTCCATTTGCAGGACTTGGCGGACTGCGCCATTTTGAACGACTGCGAAGCTCATGGTGTTTTCTCCTTAACGAGCGTTACTAAATTTGAAGGGGTTCTCGGCAAATGCCACGTAGATGTAAGTGCCACTAGATGTGTTTACATCATTGTCTGTTGCTCTGACTTTGAATCCAGAAGCAATAAAGTCTGTTCCCTGCGCTGTTGCCTCAGCATTCGATACGTTTGCGTATAGCGGTTTGTCAGTGACGTTATAACCGAGGCGCGAAGAATCCAACATTGTCCAGAACCCCGTGTTGTCAGTGCGCTTAATCATGACAAAACGTGGCCTAAACCCCAAGTACACAAACGGACCGTTAGCAGACCCGTTGCCTGTGTACGAACCAAACGCGGAATAACCTGCTATCTCTGCAAAACAGTAGGCGACATAGGTTGTGCCGCTGTTGTTTGTACCAATGTTTGTACCAACGCTGAAAACGCTGCTAGTCGGTACGGTGCTGTTCCATACGTTTGCAGCAGTGCCAACCGCATCCGTGGTATTTAGAAGCAAAAACTGCGAACCTGTTATAACTCCATGCCAAACAGGCCAGTTGTTCGATGCGTTGCGCGACTTAACGATAATCATCTTTGGAGCAACCCCAAGCCCGTGACCAACAGTTGCATTTGCGCCTGTGCCTGCATAAGTCACAATCGAGAAGCCCTGTGTAGTCCCTGCGTCTACAGTAGAGGTGATTGTGCCGGATGTGTTAGATACCGCAGATACGCCAGCCCGCCATTGCCAAGCAGCGTATGTAGCTGCGTTGGTATTACATTCACCGTTTGAGCCTAATGAAAAGCCATTGCTGTTAAATGCTGTAAGCGTACCTGTTTCAGTAGTTTCTGCCGCAGTTAAGTTTGAATACAACACTGCCTGTGTTCCACGAACAGCATCAAATAGGCGGTGGGAGTTTACATAGCTTCTGGATTTGGTCCAAACAAAGTCAGGTTGGAACGTAGTAGCAGTGGTGTTACTGTTGTTCACAATGCTCTGTGTAGAGCCGTTACCCGTATACAAAGACGTAGCAAAATACTGAGCGCCCAGCCTAATCGTTGGGTTAGGCAGGTTGGTTGTGCACAGTGCTTTGAATCCTGTTGGGGGTGTGTAGGTGAAAGGACGTTGACCGAAGTTGATTGACTGAGCCGCACCAGTTCCTGCTGTGCTTAATGTTGGAAACAATGTTCCAGTTAACCCTGTGAACGCAGTTCCTTGGCTTACATTGTTTTTGTAGAAAGTTAAAGTTCCTGCATCCATGTCCAACGCAACACCTATGATGTCTGTATTAGCATAAGTTGCACCATAAGCAGTTCCAGTGGCATTATTGTATTTATTGCCATTTGTTTTGTAATATGACCATCCATTTGCATCACTGCCTGTATATCCGCTTCTTGTAGCAGAAGCATTTGCAACTCCAATCATGTCTTCGGTAGTTGTTGATGGGTTAACCTCCCAATACCACTTGCCATTTGATACGCCAAATGTTGAAAAACAAACTTGATTTGTTGAGTTGAATGATGCAGTCAAATTGGCGTTTATAACAGAAAGGGAGGCGGTCTTATCTAAAGGATTCAGCACCGCATAGTTGCCCCGCGTCACCGCACTGGTGTCTGTCGTAGCAGAGTAGCCCACCCAAGGAGTCGGTACGTCCAACATTGAGTCGTAGGTGATGCCAGCAGTTACCGAGATGTTGTTGGTAGTCCAGTTGTTGCTGTTGCCGCTGTAGTCAAGCCCCAGCGTTGTGGTGCTGGTGTTGTCTCTGAAGTCCAAGTAGAACCCGTTGGTTCCGTATGTACCTGTGTACTGCATGGGTTCCCAAGCGCCCGTCTCTGGGTCGGTGGTACCAAAGCTGGAAGGCGTTAGGGCTTGGCCGTCAATGAAGTTGACTTCGGTCATGTAGCCGTCGAAGAACCATGTGCTTGCTGCCAACTGCCCAATGAAGTTGTTGGCGTTGTTCAACAGCAGTTGCGTGTTTGCGTTCAGCGCGGGATAGTTAGCCGAAGCGAACGCCGTCAACTGCGTACCGTTGACGAACAGCAGCACTCGGTTTGATGCTGTCGCCTGCGTGGTGTCGATGGAAAGAAGTATGTGATACCACGCGCTTGGGTCGCGGTAGACTGCCGTTGACGCAAGCAGCACAGCGGCAGAGCCGCCGTTGTCATACGCCAGTTGATCTGTCGAACTAAAATACAGCACCGAACGGCTTGCAGAGGTGCCGTCATAGCCAGACACAATGCCTTGGCTTGCGCCCAATGAACCGCGCTTCACCCAAGCGGAAACTGTCTGCTTCGTGCGAACGGTTGGGGCCGCAGCGAATGTCCGAGTAAAGTAAGCAGTCGCACTTGAACGCAGACGCACAGAACGGCTGATAGGGTCAGGCACACCGGCCACGGGCCACGTGTTGTTTCTAGTGGCTACCGCAGCATCAGTCACCGTCCACACCCCAGAGGCCGATTGTTGGGTCGGCACTACAGGGTTTTTGCGGATAATCTTTCCAGAGTATTGGGTCATGTGTTATCTCGCACGGGCGGTGTTAAAGGGGTTCTCGGCGAAGGCCATGTAGATGTAAGTATTTCCAGAGACGTTATTTTGCCCAGCTGTTGCGTTCGACTGCCTGATCTTGAAGCCGTTAGCTAATAAGTCTAGCTGCGCATAGGTAGAAACGGCAACTGCCGATGATTGCGCTTGCAAGTATTCAGCAACCACGTTGTAAGTGCCGCGTGATGAGTCATAGATGACCCAATAACCAGCAGTGTTTGTGTCTTTAATAAGGACAAATCGAGGTCTGAAACCGCAATACGCAAACGGGCCATCTGTACTGTTGTTACCCGTGTAGCTGCCAAACTTGGAGTAGCCAGCGACTTCTGCAAAACAATAAGCAACCTGCGTAGCGCCATTGATGTTTACAGAAACATCAGTTCCAATGCTAAACACAGAAGATGTTGGTACAGTGCTATTCCAAATGTTAGCCGCCGTACCTTTTGTCGCAGTTGAGTTTAACAACAAATATTCTGTCCCAGCAAAACTAGTAAACCACACTACCCATGATTGCGGTTGGGAACGGCTTTTTACAATCACCATCTTTGGAGCAACACCCAAGCCATGACCAACAGTAGCATTAGCACCTGTACCTGTATACGTCACCACGCTAAAACCTTGTGTAGTTCCTGCGTTTACGGTTGAAGTTATAGAGCCAGATGTGTTGGACACAGAAGACCCTGCGGCTTTCCATTGCCAAGCGACGTAGGTTGCACCATTGTTGTTTGTACTTGGATAAGTTCCAGATGTTCCAGTTCCTAAACTAAATCCGCTAGAAGTAAAAGCAGTTACATGGTCAGTATTGGTTTCTTGTGCCGCAGTTTGATTTGAAAACAGTTGGCTATTAACACCCCTAACTGAGTCGGTTAATACATGGCTCCCCGTTGCACTTCTTATCTTTATCCACACAAGATCTGGTTGCAAAGAAATACCGTTAACTGTGTTGGCAATTGTTTGAGTTCCAGATGTTGGATAACCATTACCCGTGTAGGTCGTAGCTGCCATGTACTGAGCGCCGTTGTTGATCGTCACTGCTGGCAGGTTCTGCGTGTTCAGCGCCTTGAAGCCTGTGGGTGGGGTGTAGGCAAAGGGGCGCTGTCCGAAGTTTAAATTGAAAGTTTTTGTGCCCGCAGAATTGTCTGTAGCGAGTAAAGGAACAATAACTGTTCCCGTTGTAAAAGTAAATGACGGCGTTGCTCCCTGTGCCACATTGTTTTTATAAAACTGTACAGTTCCATTATCAACATCAACAGCAACACCAATAACATCTCCTGATGTATAGGAATTTCCAGAAGTTTGAACAACATTGGTCAAATTTCCAATCGCACCGTTTGACCTGTAATATCCTGATGCGCCACCTGTATTTGAATCTGCTGTTGATTCATTAGACGCACATATATAACCCAAAATTCCTGACATGGTTGTTGCCGTAATTTCCCAATACCATTTACCAGAAGTTGGAGTTCTTAAAGATGATGAGGCAGTTACGGTAGATGAAGAAGTATCAGTGGCTTGAAGATTTCCTTGAGAAATAACAAAGTTTGCTGTATATGTTTTTATAGGATTTAATACCGCATAGTTACCAATGCCGTTACCACCAGACGCGCCAATCCAATTTGTAGGCGAGTCGAGCATCCAGTCATACGTCACGCCAGCAGTCACAGAGATGTTGGTCGGTGTCCAGTTGTTGCCGTTGCCTGAGTAGTCTTTACCCAGAGTCGTAGCCGTAGCTGCGCTGTTGTCAGCAAAGGTTAGGTAGAAACCGTTTGTGCCGTATGTACCTGCGTAAGACATAGGTTGCCACACGCCCGTGCTGTCATAAGCACCGAACGAAGATGGGGTCAGGGCTTGGCCATCGACGAAGTTAAATTCGGTTAGGTAGCCGTCTAAGTTTTGACCTCCAATATTTCCAACAATACCAATACCAAACGGTTGGAGGGTTGCAATATTTAATGAAGTGTTTTGCGTTGGATAGGTTGCTGTTGAAAATGCAGTAACTTCAACTCCATTGACATAAACTTTTGCTCTGTTTGAAGATGTAGCATTTGTTGTATTAAGTTGACAAACAATATGATACCAAGCAGAAGGGTCACGAAATACTTGAGTAGTAATTAAACGCAATCTATATGCGACTGAATAATCATAAAACTCAAGTGAATCAGATGAATTAAAAATAATTCCAAATGAAACTGCGCCGGTTGATGTATCAAATATAGATTGTGCCGAACCCAATTTTCCACGTTTGACCCAAAATGAAAATGTGTCAGTAGTTCCGCTGGCACTCATCGTTCTGCCGAAATATCCAGATGCACGCAGTCGGACGCTGTTGCCGATGATCTTTGGCTGGATGGTCTGGGCGTACTGGAACTGCTGCTCAAGCGTCCACACGCCCGAAGCCGACGCCAAGGTAGGCGCAGTAGGGTTTGCGGTAATGACACCGCCGAGGTAACGCTGAGACATGCTCGATCCTTAGCTGTTAATTTCTTCCCAAGACGCAGTGACTGTCAGGTAGTTTGCCGTACCTGCGGTTGCGCCGATGGATTGGTTCTCCAGCAAATAAAAGGTTGTGGTTTTGTCTGTCACTACCAGAGTCGCGTTTGCGGGCACAGAGATTGTGGAGGCAATTGGGAACGCAGTACCGCCCAGCGCAGCGGCTGAGTAGACGTTGATCGTAATGTTCGCAGCAGTAGTTCCGTTGGTGTTAGCCACCACGATTGAGTTGATCTTGTACACCTTGCCGCTAGAAGCGGCGTTGCTTGCAACAGAAGTTGCAGAGGTTGTGCTCAATGATGCTGTGGACGTATTTCCAAAGATGGTCGTTACGTTTACGATATTTGGGTTTGCCATGATTAGCCTCCGAAGATCATCGCCATTGCGATGGATTTACCTGTTGAAACACCGACTTGGTTTGTGCCAGTCTTTACAAAATCTGAACCGTTCCACGCCACAGTGCAATACTCGCCTTTGATGACTGTAACACCTGTAGTGGGACCAGCACCGCGAATCACAATGGATTGCGTGCCACCAGAGTTATTGATGACCACATAGGTCTTACTTCGAGCTGGCGCAGTGATGTTTCGAGTGGTAGTACCGGAAGCTGGTGCCCACAGAATAATGGCTTGCCGCGCTTCGTTGGCAGCAAGGGTCGTAGTAGTCAGTGTTACGTCAGCATCGGTGGTCAGTGAAGTCACACCGGCAACGGCTGTGTCCAGCAATGCTGTGAGCGCGTTGTTAACCGTGTCGCCCCACGTACCAGTTTCGGTGCCTGTTACTGGAAGCGCGAGGCCCAATAGGCTGGTTGCGTTTACCGTCATTTAATACTCCTATAGTGGCGGGATGAGTTCCCAACCGGCGTCTTCATCTGTGGCCACCTCTGCCCAGTTTGGCTCTTCGGTGTTAATCACATTTTGCCATCCGGCTGATTGCGTTGTTGTGACAGCAGCCCAACCGGGTTCTTCCGCAGTTGTGACATTCTGCCACGAAGCGGTCTCGCTGTCATCAATTAAATTCCAATAAAAGACGCCCATGTTGCCAACAGAGCCAGCGGCAGAAACGCCTGTCAGAGCAATGCTGGTTACGGTGGTGGCCGTAACGGTGCCCACAAACCCGTTTGCGCGAGAGCCGAACAACTCAATGGCGATCTCGTTTGTGGCTGTACCGACTTCACCTGAAGCTGCGTCACCTGTTGTAGCCACGGTGCTGGCTGGGGCCACTGCGCCCAAATCACCAGAAGCTGCCACACCTGTCAGAGCAACAATTGTTGCCGTTGTAGTAGTAACCGTACCAACGTAGCCAGAAGCTGCATTACCGGTCAGGGCAATCGTCAAGACTGCGGACGCTGTACCTACGCTACCAACTGCAACATCACCGACTTCTGCGGACGTAGCCTGAGCTGCAACTGCGCCAACCTGACCAGATGCAGCCACACCGGACAAAGCGGCAACAACTCCGCTGGAAGCCACGACCGTGCCAACGTTGCCAGAAGCCGATACGCCAGCCAGTGCAATTGTGATGACGGTAGAAACCGCGCCCACGGAGCCTGTGGCAACATCGCCAGTTTGGCCTCCTGAGTTTGTTTCTGCAACATCCCCAACGGAGCCTGTAGCCAGATCGCCGGTTAAGGCAAAAGATGTAGCGCCGCGAGACACAGTACCTACAGAACCCGTAGCCAAATCGCCAGTCAAGGCAACGCTGGATGCAGGAGCCACCAAACCAACAGAACCGTTGGCCAACGCGCCGGTCAAAGCCTTAATGTTGCTGATTGCGACTGAGCCAGATAGACCCGTAGCTGAAGTACCTGTGAGGGCAACGCTGATATTCGATGTGACGGTACCAGTCGTACCTGTAGCTGAATCGCCTGTTGTTGCAACGCTGCCTGTGGCTACGACTGTTCCAACGAAACCAGAAGCAACGTCACCTGTCAGGGCAAAAGACACAGCGCCGCGAGAGACTGTGCCCACGGAGCCAGAAGCTGATACGCCGGAAAGCGCCACGGAAATGTTTGGAGTAGTTGTTCCTACGAAGCCTGTAGCTACGTCACCGGTTTGTCCTGAGCTATTTGTCTCGGTTACATCACCAACAGAACCTGTGGCAGAAACGCCTGTCAGGGCAAAAGAAGTAGCACCGCGAGAAACAGACCCGACAACGCCAGAAGCCGCCACGCCGGTAAGCGCAACAGAAATAACAGGAGTGGTTGTGCCAACAGTTCCTGCCGCTGAGTCACCAGTAAGAGCTTTAACAGGGGTGGTGGTTCCAACTGAACCCGTGGCCGAGTCGCCCGTGATTGCAAAAGACTGAACAGCAGTGATGCTTCCAACTGAACCTGTGGCTGAATTACCTGTAAGTGCCAGAGATGTAGCACCACGTGCTACAGAACCCACTGAACCCGCAGCCGATACACCTGTGAGTGCAACAGAAATTACGGGGGCCGTTGCACCTACAAAACCTGTGGCCACATCCCCTGTCTGGCCTGAACTGTTGGTCTCTGTGACGTCCCCAACTGAACCTGTGGCGGAGTCGCCGGTAAGAGCCAGAGATGTAGCACCACGTGCTACAGAACCAACTGCGCCAGCAGCAGATACACCTGTGAGTGCAACAGAAATGGCCGGAGTTGTCGTCCCAGCAGCGCCTGTCGCTACGTCGCCTGTAAGGGCAAAAGACTTGACGGGAGTAGTGGTTCCAACTGAACCTGCGGCTGAGTCACCTGTAATAGCGAAAGAGCTGACCGGAGTAGTCGTTCCAGCAAAACCAGCGGCGGAGTCGCCAGTAAGAGCTAGAGATGTAGCGCCGCGAACAACGGAACCAACTGCGCCAGATGCGGCTACGCCAGTAAGGGCAACAGAAATTGCGGGGGCTGTTGTGCCTACAAAACCTGTGGCTACGTCACCAGTTTGGCCTGAACTATTGGTTTCAACTACAGCACCAACAGAACCTGTGGCCGAGTCGCCAGTAAGCTCATTTGTACGTACGGGGGTTGCTACACCAGAAGCGCCAGAAGCCGCTACGCCTGAAAGCGCAACGGTTATGTTTGCCGATGTTGCCCCAGCAGAACCGGAGGCGGCGTCGCCAGTAATAGCCACAGAAGTGGCAGTAGTGCCACCCCATGCTCCATCACCCCAAGCGCCAGCCCCCCAGCCTTCTGTCGGGGTGGGGCCGTAGCCCCACGGGCCTGAACCCCACGGTCCATTCCCCCATTCCCCGTACATGGCTACTCCTTATTAGGTCGTAGCTAAGCGCAACAACGCGGTGGATGTGGTGTTTGAAGGCATTGTCAAAGTGAATGTACCAGCGGTAATTGTTTGAGAACCGAAGGTATGCACAGACACGGCCTTGTTACTTTGAGTCGAGTTATAGAGAAGCACTGAATCAAACGCTGTATTCACGGTCAATGCTGTCCATGAGAAACTAGCAGTCGGTGTCCAGTATGCCGTACCCACAGTAGCAGAACTGTTGCTTGACGTGGGGGCCGTACCGTTTGTAACAGTAACGCCACCAGCGGTATAACCTGTGCCAGAAGTGTTTGTTACTTCCCCAGTAGTCGTATACGCAGTCGTAGCGGCGCTCATAGTTGCCGAAGCAAAATACAAAGCGGCTTTGAAAGTGTCTGTAGTTGGTGAAGTCAAGCTACCGCGAGACACAATAGTTGAAGTGCCAAACTGGTGTTGGCCAAGCATCAGTTCACTCATGAACGATGTGCACATTGATTGAGTATTTGCCATGATAAATCCTTATGCAAAAGAAGCTGATTCGCCACCTGCAAAGGTTGGCATCTTTTTGAGAGTCACGTGAGCGGAACGGTGGACGAGCTCGCCTTCCAACCAGTACTCAACCCAAGTGGTTGTTTCGTTGTCATTATCGACGGTTCCTTCGCGTTTTTCAAGCAAAGTTTCGTCCATCTCACCTTTTGTAGTGTTCACTAACGCCATAGTTTCTCCTTAGTTAATCCGAATGATTGCTGCCGTGTTGGTAGCAGCAGGGAACTGTACAGTAAAAGTGGTGGTGGATGTCTTGTCCGCGCCAAAGTCCAGCACGCAAACAGATGGGTTACCCCCACCCACCTGATAAATCAAAGCGCCGCGTGTGGTGAGGGCTGAAGTCCACGTCACATTACTAAACGACAAATACGCAACTGCGTTACCAGATTGGTTTCCAATAGTCGGCACTTGAGAGATTGTCAGCGGTTCGCCCCCTGCGGTGTATCCTGAAGCAACCACCTCATTTAATGCGGTGTATGCGGTTGTATCTGGGCCAATCGAAGCCGCGCCGGTGTACAAGGCAATCTTGAAACTACCAGCGGCCAAGTCGTAGTTGCCGTCAAGCAACCCGACCTTGAATGTGTTTGTTGCGCCCTGAGCGATTGTCATGAAGTGACCTTAATCTTTGTCTGCCCATCACGATACGCATCGCCACGTTCCAGACCATCACCTAGACGCTTAGCCATAGACAGAGCTTCTTTGTACTTTGCGTTGTAGGCAAGTGCGATGTCCGCTTCACCCTTCATGTAGGTATACGCCTCAACCAATGTACCGTACAACAGTACAGAGTCAAAGTTATCACCCAACCATGTGCGCCCATCTGTTGCGATAACAATAGATGTTGGATAGTAGTAATAGTGCAGCTCAACTTCATACGCCATATCAGGCGTGGGGCCAAGAAGGAACGTTAACTCATTACTGATAGCAGGGGTTGCTGACTGCGACACCGCAGGGCCAAACAGAGCGTAGTATTTCGGGATGGCGCGGTCGTCCGGGTTTGGATACGCCTGACGAATGAAGTTCACATCCTTGTTCAGCAGGTACTCATAGTTGCCGCTGGAGTCAATAACTGCCAACGAAAACGTGGACAGAAAATCATCGGGGCAAGCGAGATACTTGATGTTGGTCTGCGTCGTACCCGTCATGTTTTTACGCAGTGATGGGAACTGCACAGAGTTGTAGATACGTTGTTCAGCCTGACGGATGAATATATCCATGTCCACCTTCGGGACGGTGTTCTCTGTGTAGTCGGTTACCGCAACAACAAGCTCGTCGTATGTCATGTTAGGCCATTGGTCCGCGAGCCATCAAGCCCTTAGTCGCTGCACCTGTGCCACGGATTTTGATACCCGTAGTTTTGACGTCGTCGGCGGCAGGGTCACCAGCACTCACACGCATTGCGGGTGTACGTGGGCTTACCTGTTTACCAGATAACGTGTTTGGGTCGGTCTTCTTCGTAGCCTTGAGGGGCTTGCCGTCCATTGTGTGAGGCTCGGCGTAAACGCTGGCGGAGCCAACTTCCTTGCCCATCATTTTTTGACTAAATTTACCCATGATTAGCCTCGCTTCTGGTTAGCAACTTTAGCCATACCACGACCCATGCTCAGCATGTCAGCGTCAGTTTTACCGCCGCCTTTACCGCCTTTGCCAGCTTTACCCTTTTGGGTAGCCACGGTTGGGCCACTGTCGCCGAGATTACGGCCTTTAGTTTTGCCTTTGGTGTTAACACCCTGAGCGCCTGATTTAAACATGTTCGACTCCTTACGTCGTTGATATGGTGACTGTACCAATTTCTACCGTTAAAGCCAAGTAATTTGGCGTCAACCCCGCGTCATCGTTAGCCGCGCCACCTACCGGTGCCCAGCCCCATTGTATGTTGCGACTACCCTCACCTTGGAACCCTTGCTCCAAAGTGCTTGTGCTGTTGCCGTTCTGAATCTGCAAACCTGTAGTGCCAGACGCTACATAACTTCGGTCAGGGCGCGGGCTACGCAAACCTTGAGGGTCGTCAACGGGGTACATACCCAGCTGAAGCTGCGGCTGATCTGGGTCCCAACACTCTGGGCACACCAAGAGATCATAATTCCTAGTCTTGATAATCTCGCGCTTGAGCACCTTTAACTTGAACCGCTGATCGCAACGGTCGCATTGGGCAATCGCGTTTTTACCAGACGCAAACCGGTTAGCCATTAGGTGCCCCCGATGTACTGCTGACGCGGCACAAACCGAATCGCAGCCTTCTCGTGGTCTTCGTAAGCTGCCAGTTCCCAAGCCTCGTCGTACTGTTGCTTCAGCATCATGATGCGCTCAGCGCCTTCGGGAATCTTGCCCGCGATGTAGAACGCCAAGCCAGCAGCCATACAGGGGATAAAGCGGAAAGGTACGTCCATCACGTTCACACCACCACCAGCATCTTGAGTACGGCGCAGACGCCAATAAACGAGTTGATATGTCTGGGCACCATCTGGGGTCGGCCACAAGGACACAGCTGGAAGGCTTTGTACCGCCACTGCTGCGCCAGTCGAATGATTGGCGGCGGATGTACCATTCTGCCCACGGAAACAGCCTGTGAGCTGGTTACCGTTAATAGCGGTGTAGTTGATTGTCTCAGCAGTAACTCCGGTGCCGACCTGTACAAAACCAGCCGCAGGTAGACCTTGAGCGGAGGCTACGGTAATCGTAGTGTCAGTATTCGAAATGCCGCCATTAAGAGTCGTGTTTGCCGCCGCAGTCTGGCCGTCGAGCCGTTGCACCCACACCTGAATTGGACGAGCCTGCTGAAGCTTGTTTGGGAGGGTCGCATAGGTAGAAACGCTAATACGTGTGATGGTCAGGTCAGCTTGGTTAGAAGTCTGGCCAGCTTGCGTGCGGATAACGTGTTCAAGTAAATCAACGGTATCGACGGGTAGGGCGTAGGTGCTCTGACCTTGAACCAAGTCGATCTGACCTTGCTCAATCGTCCACATGTTGATGCCACGGTTTGCCCAGTCGGCGAACATAATGTTGAGACTACGACGAGCTGTGCGCAGGTCATAGCCAGAACGCAGCTCACGTCCGGCCCGCTCGAACGCCTCCTCGACCAACTCAGTGAGGTCAAGGTTAAACGAGGTTAAGCCGGATGTAACTGCCATTTAGCACATCTTTCCACGGGTTTTACCCTTTGATGCAATACCGTCGGCGCGACGAGAGGCGGATACAACACCGCCCTTTTTCATGTTGTCGCCCTTACCGTACTTGCTGGACTCAATATCAGAATCTGCTGCACGTAAGGCGCGTTCCATATCCTTGAAGCTATCTCCATCATCGTTTTTTGCAGATGCGGGGCGACCTAAAGCAGCTTTTGTACCTTCACTTAGCGCAGTTGCGCCTGCAATACGTACGCCTGTTCTGTTAACTGCGCGATCTTTAGCCTCGTTGGCGGCATCTTTAGCACTGCCTTTGAGGTGGGACGTGTCAGCACCCATCTTTTTGATGTCGTCAACTGCGTTGGCTTTACCTTTAAGTGAAGGCATATTGCTCCACTTAGTGCCACCAACACCAGCGCCCATACCCGCGCCCCCGCCTTCAAGCAGTTGGTCGTCCGTAGGTCGTCTTCCAATTTTTGCCATTATCTGAACCCCGCTGTTTTCTTTGCAACTGTCTTTGGCTGGGCAACGAACTGTTTCCCCGCCGCCTTACCTGCGCGTTTTGCCTTGGTGGTAGCTGCGTATTCCGCAGCACTCAGGGACTTAATGGCCTTCTCAGGCAGATACCGCTCCCCCGTCTTGGAGGACGGTTTGCCAGACTTAGTACGCCACTTCTGGTCGCCCCAGTCTTTAAGGGATTTTTGCGGCGCTTTCATTTTAGTCCTTGTACCCGCCGCCTGCGGCTTTGTACTTCTTAGCCACCAACTGCGCTTTACGTGCTGACCACTGACCTGCGCCTGTACCCTGCGTTGCTGCGGCTTTCACCTGAGACACGATCCTCTTGCGAAGAGATGGCTTGGTGTAGTTACCCGCAGCATTGACCGAGCCGCCCTCAGCGTACACGTCAACAGGGTTATCCCCGTCGCGTTTCTTGATAACCTTGGGTTTAGGCATCTTAGAAGCTTTTACAGCCCCCATGCCACGGCTCGCCATCATGGTTATTTCCCTTTAGCCATGCCGCCACCGCACATTATCATAGTGCCTTTGGTTTTACCCTTTGTAGCAATACCGTCGGCACGACGAGAAGCGGAAACAGAGCCACCATTAGCTCTTTTAATTGGCTTGATGTCATTCAAAGGCTTACCGTCAACAAAGATGCCGCTACCGGGTTGCTCAGGTGCGTCTTTCTTATCAACTTTACCGGCGGACTTACCGTCGATGTCTTGGGGTGGTTTACCCATCTCTGCTGTGTAGACTTTGTCTTTTGCCATGATGGGCTCCTAGATTAACACTTGCCGCCGCGCTTCATAGTGACCATTGTGCCCTTGGTTTTACCCTTGGACTCAACGCCACCACCTTTAGCCAGCTTGGACAGGTCTGTTTTCTTGCCCATGTGCTGTTGCTTGTCGTGCATACCTACGGCCTTTTTAACCGTAGCTTTGTCTTGTTTCATGTCGGCTTTGCCGCCTTCGGCCATTTTCTTGCCGCTGTCTTTTTTCTTAGCCATCATTGCCATGAAGCCGGGATTCATTTTTGAAGCCATAGTATCACCACCTTTTTTAAAAAGTTCCATTTTGCCCTGACGGGTTTTGGGTTTGTTCACTTTCTGAAGATCGGCACGTGAGCTTGAGCCCTTACCAAACTTCAGTCCTTTGCTTTTCTCGCTAAAGTCCTTAGCCACATCCGTTGGGACACCGGCCTGTTCCGCAAACTTTGGGTTATGCGCTGCGGCGTCCATAAATTTCTTTTGCTTTTCACTCGTCGCTGGCATTTTTGCCCCCCTTACGGCCCAACATTTTTTGGACTGTTTCAGTTTCGTAGATGCGGATGCCAACCCAGACAATACTGAGTAGGGCGGATACCGAGGGTAGCATGTCCATGAGGGTTCCTATGACTGTGACCAGCGATAGGCCGTCGATTAGATTTTTAGTAGATTCAGAGTATTCAGTCATATCAGCACTTCCAACGAGCTAAAGATGCGGCTTTACGAGTGGGTTTACCCTTCTCGTCTTTCATTGGGCCGGGCATACCAGACATACGTGCGCAGAACGAATCCTTGCGCTTACCACCTTGGGGCTGCGGAGCCTTTAGGTTACTGCCGGTAGCGGCGTTGTACTTGGCGCGGCCTTTGGCTGTCAGCCCAGCACCCTTAGACGCTGGTAGCTTCTCGCCACGACCTATTGCTAAAGAAGGGCTTTTCTTTTTAGTTGCCATTTACAACCTTCAGTCTGGGAGTGCAATGCTCAGCCAGCAACGGCTGCAACACGTCTTCGTTAAAGTCGCGGGAAAACTTCTCTTGGCCCACGTGAGGCAGGCTGATTGTTGGGTCTAGGTGGACTGTAAAACCGTCTTTGGCAGCGCGGTCACAGAAGAGATAGTCTTCACCAAAATACTGGCCGTCTACGATACCCAGATCGAAAATGGCGTGGTCTGTACGGGTTCTCGTATCGTTCTCGTAAGCCCACTCTGGGTGCTTCTCAATCATTGTCTCAAAGACGTGACGTTGCACCATCATGAAGCCCGTGGCGATACGTTTTACGCGCATCAAACCGTTGTCGTCAAACTCAAACGCGCCTTGGCCATCCAAGTAGAAGTCCAAGAAGAACTTGCGATCCATACCGCGACGTGGGTAGATACCTGCTGTGATGTCTTTGTCTAGGCTCAGCGCCATAAGGCGGAGCACTGCGTCAGCGTTGATAACAACGTCCGCGTCTACAAACAGCATCGTGTCTGCATCAGACGCTAGAAAGTCCCCGACAAGGGTATTGCGGGCTTTCGTAATAAGGGAGCACCCCGAGAGGTGCGTGAGATAGAGCTTAATGCCCAACGGCTGCACCTTAACGGCGAGGTTGGACAAGGCAAAAGCTGAATCAATGTTCAGCTTACCGTCGTAAGCGGGGATGCAAATCATGAGTTTGCGGCCCGCTAGGTTAATGCTCTTCTCGGTATCAGCCATAGAACACCGTTATAAAGCTGGTGTTTGAGATGCTTGCGTAGATACCTTTTGCCGCCAAAATACCCTCTCCGGGAATTAAGACAGCTGTAGCGGTGGTTTGACTAACAAGAGTACCAAAACTTACCAACCAACGGGCTCCACTATTCACATAGCGGCAGGCTGTGCCGGGTGTAACAGTCCCAGAGTTTGGGTCTGTGATTGTAAAACTGTCAGCATCGACTCTGGTAATAGAGTAGTTTCCATCTGTACCAGATGCGCCACCTGCGGCACTAAAACCAATACCTACTCTGTCGCCTGTAACTAAACCGTGAGCTACCTTTGCAACAGTTATCAAAGCGCTGCTACGGCCATACGTTGCAGATATGGGAGCTACAGTCGTATCAAATATTTCAACAACGCCAGCGCCAGCGCCACTACCTTGAAAAGTAATTTGCTTTACACGATAACGACCGCTAGGAACAATAAAACCCGAAACATCAAGATGCCCGGCTAATACATCAGTTTGCATACCCATAATCAATCTCCTTTAGAAACAGGGGCCGAAGCCCCCGAGATCAATTACTGTTGGTTTGCGGGTGGGTTAGCAGCGCCGCTGGAATCACGAACAATGTATTCGATAGTTACAGTAGCCGCGCCACCACTTGCTGTACCAGCGCAAGCATAGATGACGTTAACGACCAAATCAGTTGTACCCACGTTTACAAACGTAGCAACTTGAGCGCCAGTCAGAGTTGTAGTTGCACGACCAATAGCCAAAGGAGTAGTGGTTGCACCGCCAACGGTAGCTAAGGAAGCAGCGGCAGCAGTTTGAACGGTGATGGTGTTACCAGTCGTACCAGCGTATGCGGTAGTGATGTCAACATAAATGTTGGTGATCTGTGCGCCTGCTGGCAAAACAAAAGCTCGTTTCGCAGTGGTGTCGGCTACAGTGGTTGCAAAAGATTGGGTGACGGTTGTAGCGCCCATATTGCGAATGGTGCCAGCAGTAGAGCCAGTAGTGTTCTTAACGGTGCCCAGTAACCATGGACCTAGGTGAGTTGCGAATCCCATGAGGATCTCCTTAACATGCGTTGTGGTGGTCAATCTGCATGAGGTCAGCCGGACCTGTTTGACACACCGAAAAGTTCCGGTTGCTGTGAATATACACGAAATCTTTCCGTCGTCAAGCATCATTTTGTCACATTGATGGAAAATAATACCAAACATGCGCTACAAAATTCACCGTGTTGATCTAGGCTGTCTAGACGCTCAGCTGGCGCTAACTCGACTCCAAAAACAGTGCTTACCCTATGATGAACCTACTTCTACAACATCTGGCTACTGGTGGCTTGTTCATTCTGAAGATGGCGTTCCGGTTGCTTTTGCTGGTCTTGTTCCCTCTCAGCGTTGGAGTGATTGCGGCTATCTGTGCCGCGCAGGCGTTTTACCGGCTCATCGTGGACAAGGAATACAGAAAAAGCTTATTCGAGTTCGTGTCCGACAAGCCCGCGCCCTAGGTTGGAATTGGCTGATCACTGACACAAACGACAACCCGGCATCGGCTAACAGCTTGATAGCTAGGGGTTTCAAAATGTTTAACCCAACTAAACCTTGGGGTGCCGATAAGACCCTTTATTGGAGACTCAAGCTGTAATGCCATACAAAGACCCCGAAGTCCGTAAGAGCAAGCAAAAGGGCTACGCTGCTAAACACTATAAACATAATACAGAAGAAGTAAAAATAACGACCAAGGAGAAACGGTCCTCGATGAGAAAAGAGTGGAAGGCGTTTAAGGCTACGCTGTATTGCACAAAGTGTGGGTTCGCTCACCCCGCTGCGCTTGACTTCCATCATGTAGACCCTAAGACCAAGACGGATAGCGTTAACCAATTTGTTAGCGACGGCCAATACAAACGGGCGATGGAAGAAGTAAAAAAGTGCGTTGTCCTATGCGCGAACTGCCACCGTATACACCACCACGACGAGCGGCACGCAGCCAAAAAGAAAAAGAAAAAAGGGGCCGAAGCCCCCTAATCACTCTTCAATCTTGGTGATGATGTAAGTAGAGACTGTGTTTGGCTCGTCTTCTTCGATGCCGTCAACTTCTTCGTCTTCTTCAACAACCACGTCGTAATCAACAGCCCATCCGTACTCTTTCTGGAGTTCGACGAACTCTTGGATGATATGGACTTTATCAAAGTCGCTGGTCTCGATGGTCACGAACTCGTCGCTGCTCCAATCGCTGATGTCAATTTTTACTGTATACATGCTAGCTCCTGTGATCGTTAAATACAGCATTAGCGCTGTAACGCCATCCTAGTGAAGCATTGTGAAGGTTAAGAGACAATAAAAAAGGCCCCTTGTGGGGGCCTTCCTTGGAGACTTCAGTTCTAAGATTAGTTAGAGCCTGAGCTGCCGAAGATACCGAGGGCATCAGAGTAGCCGAAGCTGTAACGCTCACGTGCTTTGTAGCGAACGTTCCCGGTGTCAAAATCACCATCCATAGAATTTTGCAATGGTGTACGAACGAAATGCTTCAAACCGTTAGGCACGTCAGTTGTCAAGAACCAAGCGTTGTTGTCGGTCAAGAAGTGGTTGATGCAATAACCTTCAGGGATAGCACCGTTGTTCTTGATCGCGTTGATATCGTTGTCAGTTGTGCCAACACGGAGGCTGGTTTCCAACAAACGAGTAGCAACGAACTGGAGCGCTGGAGGCACAACCATTTTCTTTGGCTTGGCGGCGATCAACAGACCACGTTCATCAGTCCAAGCGGCGATTTGAATAACGGCGGCTTCCAAAGAAGTCTCGTTCAAGTCAGCTTGAGTAGATGGAGTGTTAGCGTTGGTGCCACCAGCAACCAGAGGATGGTTAACCAGAGCGTTAGAGCTGTTGTAACCGAACAATGACACACCGTCACCGCCCAAGTAAGCGCCGTTGAAGCCGGTGTTCAAGACGGCAGCAGCTTTTACTTGCTTGGTGTAAGCCATGGCGCGAGCCAAAGACTTGGTGTAGCGGGCAGACAAGCTGTCATACAAGTTATCTTCCACAGCTTCTTCAGTGATGGAGAAACCGAGAGCGATAGTCTCGTGGTTGTAGCGAGTCGACCATGCTTCTTGTGCATTGTCATAGGAGATTGCAGAGCCTTCGTTCTTCACTGGAGCAGCGGAGAAACCAGACAACTTAACTTCTTCTTCAAAGCTACGCTCAGAAGTTTCGGTTTCGTAAATCTCTTTGTGCTCTTCGCCGTAGCGTGCGTACTCCATGCCGAACAAAGCGTTCAGGCCGGGGAGCAATTCTTTGAGCAGTTGTGCGCGTGAAATAGCCATGGTAATTTACTCCTTAAACACCAGTGGTGTTGTTGTATTGGTGGGCGTTGATCTTCACCAACAACTCGGCGTAAACACCGGGGGCAGTTGCAGTTTGCTCAACCACGTCGATAACGCGCAATGGGATGGTCGAAGTTGTACCAGCACCAGTCAATGTCACGGCAAAGCCGGAATTGCCGTTAGTAGTAGAACCAGCGTTCAACACCAAAGCCACGTTAGAACCAACGTCAGCGCGGCTCGCGGTGCCCATAGTTGTACCAGAGGTAACAACGGCCACTTTGAACAAAGCTTGTTGATCGTCCACAACGTAAGCGTAAGCTGGGTTAGCAGCGGTAGAAATCGACGCGGGGATGTACTGAGCTTGAACAGTTTGACCTGACGAGTTCACGTACTGACCACCCATGCAAACACCAACAATAGTGCCAGCGTTAGTCGAAGTTGATTTAATCAAATAACCATCAGCGTTGATTTGAACGGTGTCGCCATCAAAGATAGCGGTGCCGAAACCAGCAGCAATAGGAATTTGGCGGATTGCACCAGCATAGGGCTTACCATCAAGCGAGTTGATGGGCACTAGGCCATAAGGTGCCGAAACGGTAGGAAATGCCATTTGTGACTCCAAAAATTAAGAACCAGAACCGAAAGTAACCTTCGACTTCTTGTCCGAAAACAAGGGCATACGAGGATCACTTTCTCGAAGGAAATTGTTGTCCACGGATTCCATTTGAGACTTGTTCTGATTAGCGTAATACGCTGATCGTTGTTCCAAGAACTCCGATGGGATGCGGCAGAGCAACAAACCACCCACCTCGATGTTGCCTTTAAAGCGACCCTCGGTAGTAGCGTGCATCATGAGCTCAGGATAATCCTCTGCTTTGCAGGGTTCGTATCCTTCGCGAAGCTTAGAAGAAATATTTGATGGGTCAGCAGAACCTAAAATACCAGTACGAATCCAGCGATGAGACCAGCCAGAGCGGGCATCAGGGCTAGGAAGAGTCTCGGGCGGACGCCACGCCGTTGGGCGTTGCGAAACTGTGCGGTCCTCTAATTTACGATCCAGTCGGTTTTGTTTAGTATCGTTTTCCATCATTCACCTCTTTTCAGCAAAGCAACCTGTTTAGCGTATTGTTCGATTGGGACCCCAAGACGGCGAGCTATCGCTGCTTCGGATGCCTTCAATTTAATACGATTAGGCGGGGTGCTACGTGAGGCCGGAGCCACAACAGTAGCGGATTTTGTTGCACGGCGGGGAGTTTCCTCATCTGCCGGTTCTGACGTCTTTCGTGGAGGCGTTTCGTCATCCTCATAGCTCTGCTCACTATCAAAGTGCTCAGGAAATCTCTTGCGCATCGTTTTATCGATGGTGCGGAAGTATTCTTCACTTCCTACATAGCCCGAACCATACTCTTTTGCTAGCTTCTTGTCAAGACCCATAGCAGTCATAGTCATTTCTTCGTCAACGCCCCACCAATCAGAATTGGCGTTTACCCACTTTTGAGTGCGTGGAGTTAAGCGAGGCGCGTCTTCTTGGGTAGGTTGCGCGGCCTGAAAGTTATTCTGCTCTCTTACCTCGATAGGGCGCATATTCTGCGCTTTCTCAATTTTCAACGTAGCTCGGGCAATCTCTGCTTGGGCGTCGGCTTGAGCATCAATATCGCCAGCTTCAATTGCGTCGCGGAACGCTTTCTTAGCGGAACTTAATTCAATATCAGCAGACGACTTTGACTGCTCGATATAGGCTTGGCTACCGGTGGCAAGCTGTTGTTGGAGGCGTTTGTTCTCTTCGAAAACTTGCTTGGCGTAGGACTCAGCGGCCTGACGCTCACGCAGAGCTTCTTCTTTAGCGCGGCGCTCATCGTGGTAACCACGTGTGAACTTCTTAATACGCGCTTGGACCTTCTCGTCGTATGAACTTAGCTCATCTTCGGTTGGGTCTTCTGGGGGTGGCGCGGCTTTGCGGCCACGGTCCTCTAGAGGCGTATCGTCCTCAATCTCTACTTCAAACTTAGCGTCTTCAGCAGCAGCTTGTTTAGCTTCCTTCTCATCAGGAAACTCAAAATCGTCTTTAAATTCAGCCATTTTTAACTCCTATTAAGCAACGCGGCCAATTCCACGCGGGTCTTCCACAACTGCTTCAACCGAGTCATCGTTAATGATACGGAATTCACGGCCATGAATCTTCAGGCGGGTGCCTGAGTTGGGTCGGACGATGACAAAGTCACCTTCCCTGCATGACGGACCAGACGGAAAACGAGTCACGTCTTTGTACGCGTCAGGGCCAAGTTTCACTACAAACAATACAGAAGTCAGGACTTCTTCATAGTGCATAGCTTGGCTAGATTTGATAATGCCAGCATCGCTCTCGGCGTACTCTTCCATAGCCTCTGGGACTACACAAAGTACATGAAAGCGTTTAGGGTCAGGCAGTTGCTTCGCCTTGTCCTCAGCGGGTTTGTTCAATAGACCAGATAGGTCCACTGCACTCGCTAGATTAAGTTCACTCATCAGATTGCTCCATTCGTTGCACAAGGTCTTTGACAATGGTTTCTGTATGAGTCAGACCTCGGATGACTCCACAGACGTGACGATATTCGTCAAACGTTTTGGCACCACCCCCTGCGAGGTGGGAAATCTGGTCGCCACGGAGTTTGTCAATCTCCTTGACGATGTAAGCAAGCACTCGGCTGTTGTCCAACTGTTACTCCTTCTTATCGCGTGGTGTGCGATTTTGTGCAGCACGCTGCTGCGCCATTTGAGCTTTATGTTTAGCGGCATCAATGCCCATACGCATACCCTCAGTTTCTTGCTGCTTGTTCAGTTGATCGCGTTTAGCTGCGGCGTTGGCCCCAACCTGCATTGCAGCAATCTCTTTCTGAGCGGCAATTCGAGCCATTTCGATCTGTTGCTGGTTCTCTTTCGCACCTGCGTCGACCATAAGTTTGCGTTCTTTGAGCTGCATTTCTTGCTGCTTGAGCTGGAGTTCTTGCTGTTGCATTTGTACAACAGGGTCCTGCATCTGCTGCTGGGCTTGCTGCTGCGCAACTTCTTGCTTGTTCTGCTGAAGTAGCTGCTGCGAAGCCTGAGCTGCCATCATCGCAATCTGGTCGGCTTGCTCTGTAGTCAGATTCTTCATGTTCTCTTCGCTTGGCAAGACCATACCCATAGTCTGCTCTATCTGCTTGCGGTACTCGAACGCTACGTGCTCGTTGATGTGGGCCATCATCGCTGACTGAATCATCTGAGCCTGTGGGTTCTGACCAACGATCTGCATGATCTTAGGGTCCTGCATCGCTGCCATGTGTACACCAAGGTGAGCTTTGTGGTTCTGCTCCATGAACGCTTTCACGGGCTTGCCAGTCAACAGGTTCTGGTTCTCCTGCACTGGGTCCGTAGGAATAGCGTCATCCTCAACCGGCACCAACTTGTTAGCGTTCTTCACCCCCAAAACCTCAATCATCTGACGGTGTAAAAGGGGCAAGTTATACAGCTGCGGTGCACTTTGGGCCAACTGCAACACTGCTTGATACTGCACGACTTTTTGAGCCATAGTGGCTGCGTTAGGGTCGGACACGGGGATAACGTCAACCATGTCGTAGTCGGCACGCTTGATGGAACGGCTACCTTCTTCTGGCTCATACGCGTATTCTTCCGGTGTGTAGTCGGCAATGATGACTTTGAGGAGTTTGAATTCCTGCTTCATCGCAAAGTGCAAGCGAGCCTGCACAGCTGACATCACTTTAAGAGTGCGCTCCAACAGAGCTAGCGTTGTACCCACTGGTGCCTGTGAGCTCATATCAGACACATTCATATCACCAGATGATGCGAAAGCACGGCCCTCAGACACGATCTGGTTGAACAAGCTGAACAGAACCTGTGATGGCTCTTTATATGGGAGTGGGAGGATGTTGTCGCGGATACTGCCAGACGGAACATCTACGTCACGGAACTCACCCGGCTGGATCGGCGTGTCGTCACCCTTAATCCGTAGACCACGCGACTTGAGACCCCCGGGGAGGTTGGAGAGAGTGCCAGCATCAACGAGCTGACGTATGAGCATCGTTGCCGATTTTGCGTATCCACCGATAAGGTGGATAAGACCATAACCATAAAATCCAAAGCCGGGGATGTATTGGTAGTGGACGAAGTGCTGGCGCTTGAGTTTGAGTGGGTCATCTTCATACCAATTTCTACGAATAGCTAAAATTTTGCGTGAGCCCTTCTCCAACGTCACCACGTATGGCAGCGCAATCCCAGTCTCTTCACCGTCTTCCTTGTCCTCGAACCCATCCAAGTCGAGCATGACGTGCATCTCAAGCAGGCGGTAGCGGTCGTCCTGAATAGCAGACATGCCGTTCTCTTCAGCCTTCTGCTTCTCCACGTCGTCCAGCTCAACCACTGGCTCGCCCAGATCGCAGTCTAGGTAGAACCCAGCGTGCATTAACTTCTTCAGCTCGTTCTCGGTCTTACGCATCACATGCGAAACGCGCTCGGAGTCTTCAATATTAGATGCGCCATACGGAACAACAATGTCCTCGGCGGGAATGAACGTAGCTACTTGGCGACCTTTCGATGGGTCGTAGTACACCTTCTTGAACGCAGAACCTGCCAAGGGCAGAGACCACAACATCTTCTCGTGCTCGGAACGATATTCAGTCATCACCTCGGTGAGCTGGTAGTTCATGTCTTCGCGAACCCGTGCCGCTGCTTCTTCTCTGAGTACGTCAATAGCTCCAACGATTTGCGTTTTGACAGGGCCCATCGCTGGGAACGTCTCCATCATGGACTCTGACTGGAAGCGTACAACTGACTCGGTCAACATCGGGTGGAACACACCGCAAGCACCTTGCCACGGCTCAGTCCGGTCCTCATACTTCAACCCCAGTAACTTAATACCGTCAACGTAGGTCTGAATCCAATCGCGTCGGTCGCCAGTGTCTTTATCGAAGTCACCAACTAACTCTTCGCCCAAAGCACTCAGAGCGCCGTCGTCCATGAACTCCGCGAGGTTGGCATCAAAGTCTTCAGCTGTGCCTTCGGTCTCGTCGTCTAGCTCTTCGCCGTCGATAGGCTCCAGCATGATGTCGATCTCAATGTCTGGCTGTTCGGCCAAATCAGATAAGCCCATGGGCGCTGCGTATAAACCTTTTTCCATGTCGTGTCCTTACACTGTGTAGTACCGCTCTTTATTGCGGCTTCGGAACCATTGAATATCTTCGGGCTCGTCTGATGGCAGACGTAGAAACCCACCCTGACGAAAACGCATTAACGCAAGTGTAGTCGCGTCAACCAAGTCATCATGTTCGCCTGACGGGAACGCCGCAATCTCGTCTACTAGCTCTTCAGCCCAACGAGTCTTGGGAACCCATACTTTCCCAGACGCAATTATGTCCGAGACTGAGTTCAATCGGGCGATTTTGTCTTGCCCTTTACTGGGTGTGTATTCCATCACCGGAATACCCATCGCCCTTAATTCGTAGATCAGCGGTGCGCCGGTCGCCTTCTTCTCGATCAACAGACCGTCCGGTTCAAACTCGTTGTACTCCTTGAGCACGTCGCGCTTCAAGTCGACCCACTCGACACGTTTCTTATATGTGTTCAAAAGAATGATATTCTTCGACTGGTCTTTATGGTGAGTAAAGATACCCCAAGTCGTTCCTGCTGAATAGTCAGCCCGCTGGTGTTTCTCAAACGCTGTGTCCCACGTCTGGAGGATGTATTCACATTCAGGAGGCTCATCTTCCTCCCACCACTGCCACCAATCCCGCTTAACAATCGCGCTCTCATTACCCACTGGGTTTTGCTGATATTGCGCTTGCCACTTCGAATTCGGCAGTTCCTCGCGTAGAGCAGAAAGCTCCGCCATGCTCCAAAACTCAGGCCAAAGCGGGTTGCCAGAGGGCAAGATTGCGGGGAATTCAATGACTTCCCAATCGGTTTCGCCACGTAGTGCTGCATTTTTAAGTACCTGTCCAGTCAAATCACGCTGGGCCCAGCGAGTCATCACCACTACGATCGCCCCACCCGGTTGCAGACGCTGACGCGGGCCTGATGTATACCACTCGTACACCTTGTCATAGACTTCTGGGTTGGTAGCTGCCATCGCAGCCTCTTGTTCTGAGTGCGGGTCGTCAATAATGAGCAAGTCGGCACCCTTACCGGTCACCGCACCGCCCACACCAATCGCAAAATAGTCACCGCCCTTGGATGTGTTCCACCGGCCCGCCGCTTTCGAGTCAGATTGCAGCCCCAATTCGGGAAAAATGTCGTGATACTGCTCTGTATCCACCAAGTTACGCACTTTTCTACCAAAACCCACCGCCAATTCAGCAGTGTGGGACGTTTGAATCACCTTTTTGTGCGGAAACTTGCCCAAAAACCAAGCTGGGAGCAGATATGAGGCGAATTCTGACTTCGTATGCCGTGGTGGCATGTTAATAATCAGCCGTTTGCACTCCCCACGAGCCACTCTCTCGAACGCTTCGGCCATCCGCTTGTGATGCCTGCCCGCAATGAAGCTCGGCCAGACCCTTTCCACAAACTTAATGAACTTCTCCTGCATCAACTCCCTGTCCTTGAGCTCTTCGAGCTTCGCAAGCTGCGCCTCCAGCACCCGCTGGTCCGACTCCGATAGATTCGGCAGGACTTTTAGGACGTCCGCTAAGGACATTTTGGATACGTCGAGGTTCATTTTTATTTTTGCCCTGACGTTTTGGATTTTTTGACGTCTATGTGAGCTAGCTCATCGTCTACATCTTCTTCAGTATCACTAGCGGTACGTTTCGGCGGGTGTTCTTTTTCGTCCTCAAACGTTCCCTCTCCTACAGCACCCAGATGCGCATCGAGGTCGTCGAACGGAGTCACGTCTGTAATCTCTGCGTTCATCAGGCGTTTCACGCGCTCTTTAATAGAGTTCTCCAGAGATGAGCTGGAAGTGTGGTGGACTGTAATTTCTGAACGCTCGGTGAAAAGCCCAATGTCGCTGTGCTTGCCAAGTAGCTCCAACGCTTTTATCTCAATCTTTGTATCTCCGCAGTCGGTGAGCGCTACGAGTTTGTTTGTTATGAAGTTGCGGGCCTGCTGTACATCAGCAAATACTTGGAAGTCATATTCTTGTACCGCAATAGCTAAGGTTTTGGCTACTCCAGTCTTGGAGACTGTTGTTGGTACGTTGGGTTTTACTTTTCCCGTAGCTAGCGCAGCGGCAGCTTGGAAATCTTTTGCGTCGTAATCAAGCATCCCACCGAGCTTCTCGACGAGGCCGACTGTGTTGGCAGCAATAGCGATGCTATCCGCATGAGTCTTAGGTTGCTCATCGGATAAATCAAAGGGCAGAGGTTTGTCTGCGCTAGGCTGAATTTCAATCATGTATTTGCACTTCGGAAGAAGGAGTAGCCGAAATGTAACAGAATTTTTTTAAAAAATATATACCCCCCGGGGGTAGACGAAATAAAAAGCAAGGGGGTGGGTCTGCTGGGAAGGCTTTGATAACTTTGTGCCACAAAATATATAGGGGGTGGGGGGTATTTTAAAAACGCAACATCGTTTGTGCGGAACCCAGTGTATAGGATCCTACCTCCCCTTGCTGTCAATTTGGGTGGGTGGGTGGCGGGTAGGGCTAACAAATGTTAGAAAAAATATATTTAATGTTGTTCACCCAGAAACTTGATTTATCCATTACATTGTGATACAATCAATCCATGGACAAGATAACACATTGTTATCCCCATAACTGGAGATTATCAAATGAATGACTTTTCAATCAATGTAACGACACCCGCAATAATTGGTAGTGACTTGGATGACGCGCGGCTTGGTGTGAAAACCTTGGCCAGTAAGACTGGCGAGGCGATTAGTAATTACTCTAATATCCTTTGTAAGTACTTTGATTTGACCAATGCCGAAGGCATCACTACAAAATGGTTTGACCGCAAGGGCAAATTAGGTACTGAGGTGCAAGAGGAAAAGGCCAAGTTTAAGACACTATTTCCCGAAGCGGCCAAGGGTGAAAAGCCAGAAGCGGGGCAATTCGCATATGGCACGGGTGATGTGTATTGGCAAAGGGTCAAAGTTGCATCGGGTTACATGACACCCGCAATGAAAGCCGCAAAGGGTGCGACCGATAAAAAGGGCTTGGTTGATATGTGCAAGGGTGAATTGGCAACCATGCTAAACCGAATCAACAAAGCCCGCGCCGATAAACCCGAAGGGCTCGAATTGATGCTTGAGGTTTACGAGGAATTGGAAGTTGTGTTTTGCACCCTAGGTGGAAACCCTGATACTGATCTCAAGTAATCAACACACTAGGGGAAACCCTAGTTTATCCAAACCCGCTTCGGCGGGTTTTTTTTCGCCTGCTTCTAACATTTGTTAGATCGGGCTTTTTTGTTCACCCGAATTTTTATT